AGTTCAATGTTGCCGTTAGTGTTGGTTGACTTAACTGCGTTAGCATCTATCTGAATGTTGTCTACATCTAGCTCGCTAGCAATAACCTCTCCTGCAGAACCGTAAATAACGGCCTTACTGTTAACGACAGTATCGGCAGTAGCGCCATCCAGTAAATTAAGCTCTGCCGCTGTTGAAGTTATTCCATCAAGAGTATTTATTTCTGCGGTAGTTGCGGTAACGCCGTCAAGAATATTTAGTTCTGCGGCAGTAGATGTAACAGCCGTTGCACCAAGCGTTAATGTTCCAGTAGCTGTTAAGTTAGTAAACGTACCAGCCGCCGCTGTAGTACCACCAATAACTGAGTTATCTACAGTGCCACCAGAAATAGTCAGGTTGTCAGCTACATAAGCATCAGCAATCGCTGTACCTTGCCAAGTACCTGTAGCAATAGTTCCTACTGCTGTTATTTGGGTCTGAGAGGCGTCTACAGACAAAGTATCGCCAGTAAGGGTAAGACCAGTGCCGTCTACTAAAGCTGTCTTAGAAACGCTTATAGCGGCACTAGCGTTAACATCGTCGTTAACAATGACACCAGAGCCAATAGCGGCTACCCCTGTGTCAGCAATCGTTATATCGCCTGAAACTACATTATCAATCCATTTCGATGTGCCAGTGTCGTAAAACAACAAGGCTCCATCAGCAGGCGTTGTAATGTTGGTGTCTGTTAACCCAGATAACGTAGTACCGCCACCGCCTGTCTGTGAGTCAACGTATGCCTTAACAGACTGCTGACTTGGGATACCAGTAGCAGAGTCACTAGACATATCGTCTTCATCCAAGAAGGTCTTGCCATCTAGGATGTTTAGCTCCGCCGCTGTAGAGGTAATAGATGTTCCGCCAATCTGCAAAGTAGTAGCGTTGACCTCACCAGCCGCCCCGTAAATAACAGCCTTAGAGTTAGCTACTGTCCCGGCGCTAGAACCATCAACAAGGTTTAGCTCTGATGCCGTAGAGGTTACACCATCAAGAATGTTTAACTCTGCTGTAGTGGACGTTATGCCATCCAGCGTGTTGATTTCAGCCGCCGTAGCTGTCACGCCATCCAATATATTGAGTTCGGCAGTCGTAGAAGTAATACCGTCTAAAGTATTAATTTCAGCCGCTGTAGCAGTTACTCCATCCAGTATGTTGAGTTCTGCTGTACTAGAAGTAATCCCGTCTAGTGTATTGATCTCCGCCGCAGTAGCGGTAACACCATCTAAAATATTTAACTCTGCGGCAGTAGATGTTATTGATACACCAGCTATCTGAAGGGTGGTTGCGTTAACTTCACCGGCAGATCCATAGATCACGCCCTTAGAATTAACAATCGTCCCTGCGCTAGAGCCATCAACAAGATTAAGTTCAGCGGCTGTGGACGTAACCCCATCAAGGATATTGAGTTCGCCTACCGTAGCTGTAATACCATCTAAGGTATTAAGTTCTGCCGCCGTCGCCGTAACACCATCAAGAATATTAAGCTCTGCCGCAGTCGAGGTTACTGCAACACCACCAAGCGACAGCGTAGAAAAGTTACCCGTAGACGCAGAGTTAGCACCAATAGCTGTGCCATCTATAGATCCGCCATCAATGTTGGCTGTTGTTACAGTGCCTAAGTTTGAGACGGTAGCGCCAGTAAAGTTAACAGTGCCTGTGGCAGTAACGCTGGCAAAGGTAGCAGTGCCAGTAAATGTTGGGCTTGCAGAATCTGACTTAGTCCCAACTGCTGTTTCAATAGCACCAAATTCTGTATCAAATTCTGTACCACGAATTACTTTGTTAGCATCACCTGTAGGCAAACTATCCTTAGCAGTAAAGTTTGTAGACTTTGTGTAATTGGACATGAGGTTTTCCTATCCGGTCATCTTTTAATTAATCGCCCTGAAGCCAAGACGCTTAAGTAAAAAGGGGGCCGAAGCCCCCGGTTGGATTAGGCAGATGGTACTGCCAGTACAAAGCCAGCCTCTGGGCGATACACCTGAACACCGTAAAGGGTGTCTGCGGTGTACAGCGTAGAGAGGTACTCTTGCTTGTACTGAGTCTGACTGCGTACTGCCATTTGCTCAGCCATAACAACAGCTTCGGAATGGAACAATAAAGCGGCGCGCGTATCAACAGATCCAGCGGTGTTGTCGCCAGCCGCTTCAATGGTTCTGCAGTTAGCGGAAACATAAACGTCTACGCCATACAGGTTACCAATCAAGCCATTGTTGACCGTACCGCCAGATACAAAGTCAGATGACACATACCGATCAATACCCATAATCGCATTGCGCGTTGCAGGCGGAATGATCAAGTTACGACCTTCCATTGGTACATTGTTGTCATCCATCTTCTGGATCATGTCGCGGAAAAAAGCATCCGTGAACTCGTCACCAGCTACCAGAGTGTCATCAGTGTACTGAGTGGTCGTGCCACCATCGTTAAAAAAGCAACCAGTATGCTGGTAGTCAGTTTCAGCGGGGCTAAATACAACAGCGCCACCATCACCAAAACCAGTACCAGCCGCGTGAAGATCATTGTCAACCTGAACAGCCAGAGCATAACCAGCATCTTCAGTGTAGAACTGACGCAGAGATGACAAAGCCTGCACCTCTACGATGTCCTCAATCAGACGCGAGTATTCAAAGTGACGGTTAATGGTAATCGTCAACTCTGACTCGGTGTTCGCAATGATTGTTACCGCAGTATCTGCCGCCTTAGCATTGGCATCACCACGAGTAGGCTTGGGAATATGAATAACGTCACCCTTCTTGCCAGTCATAGCAATGCGCTTGACAAGGGGAGCCATTTTCAAATTCTTCTGATAGGCGGCAATAATCTCATCGGACCAGATTTCTGGTACAAAAGTTGCCGCTTCTGTTAGGGCGGTATTACCCGCCGCGCCGGGATAAGTTGCTGTAGCCATGATAAATCTCCTTTAAAGGCTAGCGAACTCGACCCTCCGCGTATGCTTTCAAAAGCTCATCTGATAAAGCAGTGTATCGCTCGGGGTCGGTCTTCATTAATTTAATAATGTCAGCACGACGATAAACTTTCTTCCTTGACCCCTCTACTGATCCCCGAGCATTGCCTGTGCTGGCTGACTTCACTGCACTCTGACGCGCTACCTTTTCTGCCTGAGCAGTTTGCTTAACAACCTGATTCTTCTCTTTCCAGAGACTAAACAACTCGTTAGCGGCATCGTAGTCATACTGCTGATCTGCCTGAACAAACAATTGTGTTCGGACTTTCGACCCTTTGATCCACTCAGCAAACTTTGCATCTTGCAAAATACTTTCCATGTCAGGATGACTGGATTTCAACTGCGTTAATGCGGTTTGCTGTTTGTATTGCTGTGTATAGGCTTCCGCCTCTTTGATCTTGGGGTGATTGTCTATTGCTCGGTTTACAGCAGATTGAGGATCAACAAAGAAATCAACATCATCTTTGTTGTCATCTTCCTGCTGAGACTGAGGTGCTTGTTTGTTTGAGAGTTCTGTCTGGATGTAGCCATCAACCAATTCACGCAGTTCGCTAACTTCCCTGCGCGTTTCTCCGACTTCAGCACTTTGCTTGCCAGAAAACCGCTCAAGCTCTTGGTGCATCTGTACAAGATCTTGCACAGATTTACCGCGATACTTTTCAGGAATGTCTGACTCTTGAGATTCTTCCACTTCTGGAGTCTCAACAGTATCAGCCGTCAACTCTTGCGTAGTTTCAGTTTCTTCTACGTCTTGACGCTCATCAATAAGTGTCGCTCTCGACATCATTAAATAGCCCCGCCTTCAAAAAGGTTATGGAGATTAAAATTACGCAAGACCTTCCTCTCGTCTGGCCTCGCGCCCTTTTCGCCCAGCTTCTTCATGCTCTCGTACCCACTTCATGTGCCTGCCGGGGAAATCCCCGGTTGACCCATCCAGCACGAAATTAGATGCTGAAACGATTTTTGTAGCCATTGCGCCACAGCCGCACCTACTGGCTGTAGTTGTGCCGTCTACAAATTCTTCAAATACATGACCATTTTCACAACGAAAGTCAAATATCTTCATCTTCTTTTTCTAGCTCCGCAAAGCTAGTTTCCATATTCGATTCAAAGTTCAACAAATATGCCAAAACCTTTAACTGCCCTTTGCGAATAAAAAAATCCTCTTGGTCTTTTGTATTCTCAACGCTATTAATCAGCATGGCGTTTTGTTTTAACTCTTCGATTAACTGCTTCCACCCTTCGGTACGAAACAGGTCGAAATACTTACTGTAATACTCTTCGGTTTCTTTATCCAATGAGGCCATAAGGTTATCTCAAAACTGCCTTTTATATGTTTGCGAAATAAACGTCAAGCCTTCTTGGTAGTCTTGCGTCTGCGGCCAGATGCGGTTACTGCATACTTAACACGTTTTGGCCCTGTTTTCTTAGCCTTAGCCGTATCCTTTTCTGCTTTGGTCATTTTGGCGGCTACCTTTTTGGGCCTACAAGCAGGATAGGGACGCTTCGACCCTTTTGCCTTTTTACGACCACATGGCTTGCCGGTCTTAATATCAACCCATTCTTCGTTAAACCACTTGGTTAAACCGCCTTTGGTCTTAGCCATTAGTAGGTTCCGCCACGCTTTTTATACTCTCGCACCAGCCACGCATTGGCATAGGCGCTAGGGTATACGTCAAACTTTTTCTTGGCTTCAGCTTTCACCCGTGCGTACAACGCCTTGTTCTTTGGCGTTGGGCTACCGGATTTCTTTTTTGGTTTAGCCTTTTTCTTGGCAGGCATTACTTTTTAACCTTTTTCTTTTTCTTTTTCTTTGGCTTTAATTTATATGCACCCATTCCGTAACCCATGACTATCTCCTATTTGCCCTTATGAGCTTTCTGGATTTTAAAGTCTGCAGACTTTGACGCACCTTTATGCGGTTTGTATCCACCTGCAGGATCTTT